CCGCTCGAGCCGAATGGTAATCGATCTTTAAACTTAGATTTACAATATCACTGTCTGCTTGAATATATTTATCTATATCCTGACGAATGATTTTTTTCTGGTACGGTCTCCATCCACGTTCTCTCAAATCTTCTTCAGCCATAGATCCGTCATACCACTCTCGCTTTGCAAGCTCAAGTTGCTTGTAATCATAACGGAGCTTCTTTACTTTAAGAGCTTCTCGGAAGTACATGTTGTAGTACTTACTATGTAATGATGGGATATTCTTAGACTCGCCGATAAGATTTGTTTCATCGATGTTAGCATCTTTTGCCCAAATTTCACTTATATCATCAGTACTCATTTCATACCTTTCAAAACCATTTTATAATACATTCTATCACACTTTGATAGAAATGTCAACTACATTTTTCTGTATTCGAAACGAGTATATCTGAAAGTTACTGAACATTCAGGGTAGATGACGTCAGTTCCTGTCACATCTAAAGAGACTGGGCTGAGGCTAGTTGGGAAGCAATCGAAGAAAGTAAACTCGATGTTTGGATTTTTGTTAGAGTTTGAAATCAAGATGCGGATGTCTGATGTGGTACCATCACCTTTCTCAAGATCTCTGAATTGTGTCGACTTCTCTGGTGTGCCGATACCCTCCATCCATGCAAGGATCTCATTATAATTATTCATAGACTCGTCCACGATAAAATTCATGTCAAGTTCTTGGTACTCAAGGCGATCACCAACAGCATACAACTGGTGTATAGGTGAAGCCTGAGGCGCGGGTGTGATGGTGACTCCTGGAATAGCGGCTCTTTGTGTGAAAAATTCTACATTTGGTAGTCGTTGAATTGACACCACAAATCCAACTGGAGACAGATAATTTGTAATCATATGAAATTTCCTGTTGACATTTCTGAAACTCTATGATAGTATTTATAAATAATGAGCCAACAACCGAAAGGAACTGCATGGACAATGACTATCAATCTTACATGTTTGATGATCCTTGTGACGACTGTATCCACTGGATTGGAAAAATTTAGGGGTTGACATAATAGAAGAAATAGTATAGAATGACTTAGTAATGCTTCCAAAAGGGATAAAATCTTGACTGAACAGTTCAAAATCTTAACAGCTCGCCAACACGTTAGAGAACGCATTGGTATGTATATGGGCTCGAGTGCCCAAGAACAGGTTGAGCGTTTTGTGATGGGTGAATGGAAAACCTCACGGTATGTTCCAGCACTATCAAAAATGATTGACGAGATTCTTGACAACTCTATAGACGAAGCCATTCGCACTAACTTTAAGTTTGCGAACAAAATCAACGTGTCTATAGATAATAATAAGGTGATGATTACGGATAACGGCCGTGGTATTCCGCAAGAGCTCGTTTATGATGAGACCACAGACAGCAAGGTTGCTCGAGCAACCGCAGCTTGGACCCGTGTAAATGCAGGTACAAGTTTTGATGATGAACGAGTGACTATCGGTACAAATGGTGTTGGCTCAGCTGCAACCAACTTCTTATCATCTAAGTTTGTTGGTAAGACTTGGTCTAACGGCACTATGCTTACAGTTGAATGTAAAAACGGTGCTGAGGATGTTAGTGAAAAGAATACTCCCAAAGATGGAAACGGAACTGAAGTCTGGTTTACTCCTGATTTCGCATTGTTTGAAGTCGACAGTTTACAAGAACTCGATACGGTTGCTTTAATTGAAGATCGTTTGTCTTCACTTCAAATGGCATTCCCTGAAATCGCATTCTCTTTTAATAAGCGACGCATTAAGGTAAACAACCTTAAGAAGTATGCTGAGCTTTTTGGTGAGGAAGCAATCATCGAGAAAACTGAAGATCTTTCATTCTTCATCACTACATCTGAAGATGGTTTCCGCACCAATTCATTTGTAAATGGTGTGAATACACGACAAGGTGGTACATATGTAGACTTTATCGTGAATGGTATTGTTGAAGAACTTACAACTATGATTAAGCGCAAGTATAAGATTGAAGTTGTAAAGTCGACAATCAAAGGCGGTCTCACGTTTGTCATGTTCGCTAAAAACTTTACTAATCCCAAATTCGATAGCCAAACAAAAGAACGTCTTACGAATCCTATGGGTAATGTAAAAGAGCATGCAATTGCTTCTGGCATTCGTGAGGCTGACTTCTTTGCTCGTAAGATCCTGAATACTCCATCTATTATTGATCCGATTATTGAGGCTCAGCTTGCAAAGAAAATTGCCGCAGACAAACGAGCCGCTACCCTTGCTCAAAAGAAATTGCGTAAGGTTAAAGTGGCTAAGCATATTGCAGCAAATAAGGATGACGCCACTTTGAAAATTGTAGAGGGTGACTCAGCGATGGGCTTCCTTCTTAAAGTACGTGATCCAAACAAGGTAGGTGCTTATCCTCTTCGTGGTGTTATTATGAACACGTGGGATATGAAACCTGCCGACGTTCTTAAGAACAAAGAGCTCTCAGAATTGATCTCAGTTCTTGGGTTGGATATTACAAATCCAAACTCAGTTGATGATATGACATATGAACATATTGCAACACTGACTGATGCTGACCATGATGGTATCGGCCACATTAGTCCTCTTTTAATTGCTTTCTTCTACAAGTTTTGGCCTCGGCTTCTTCTTGAAAAGAAAGTGAAGATCACTAGAACGCCTATTATGATTTCTACAAAAGGATCATCTCAAATCAAGTGGTTTTATACATATGAAGAGGCGAATAAATTTAAGTCAAGCAAAGATGGATGGAAACATCGTTACATCAAAGGGCTCGGAAGTTTGACTGAAGAAGAATATGATACCATCATCAATAAGCCCGTATATGATACTGTTACGGTTGACGATGCCGGTATGTTCCAAATGATGTTTGGAAAAGATTCGCAATTACGTAAAGACTACATGTTCCAATAAGGAGAATAAGAAATGGCACTAGACCAAGATTTTATGATTAATGCAATGCGTTCGCATGCTAGAGGTCATATTGATAAACATAAAATGAATGTTGAAGTATATCTAAACAACCCAGCTGGTATTGGTGAACATCCAGATGTGTTTGAAGCAATGGAAACAGAAATCCTTGAGATTGCTAAATATGACGATGTTTTAGAGATGCTTGACAAATATTTTAGTTGACATATACCAAAAACTGTGATAGAATGGTCTTATAAATTAAAAAAGGGTTCGTCATGTCATTGATGGAATTTACAGTTGAAGCAAATGAATATCCAATCTCAAAGGTTGCATCCAATGAGTGGAAATCTTTCGCAATGTATACCGTGGAATCACGAGCGATTCCTAATATGATTGACGGGTTAAAGCCTGTCCAAAGGTTCTATCTTTATAGCAGTATCCTCAACTCTAAACGCGACTTCAAAAAGGTAAGCGCGGTTGCAGGTATTATATCAGACTATGGGTACAATCATGGAGAGGCTTCTGCCGCGGGGGCCGGGCAACTGATGGCTGCGACGTGGAATAACAATGTCTGCTTAGTCGAGGGTCGTGGTTCCTTTGGTACTCGACTAGTTCAAGAAGCAGGCGCACCACGTTATGTCTATACGCGCCTAAGCGAAAACTTTGAGAAGTATATTCGCGATGTTGACCTGGCCCCCGCACACGATGATCCTGAACACGAACCACCAGCATTCTATCTACCAGTACTTCCTTTAGTATTGGCTAACGGAACTAAGGGTATTGCCACTGGTTTTGCCACAAACATACTACCACGATCAGTAGAAGACCTCTCTCGCCTCGTTCATGAATACTTGTCGGATGGTAATATAACCAACAAGGCGCCAGTGTCCTTTCCTGAGTTCAAAGGACGTGTCGACTATGATCCAGTTGAAGATCGACATGTTGTTTATGGTAAATACCATAAGAAAACCAAAACAGTAATGATGATTACTGAAGTTCCTTATGGTTTTGATCGTGAATCATATGTTAAGGTACTTGATAAACTTGAAGATGAAGGTGATATCGTATCATACGAAGATCTTTGTGATAAGACTGGTTTCTCTTTTGAAATCAAATTAAAGCAAAACACTTCAGCTAATTGGAATGATGCTAAGATCATTTCAAAGTTTAAGTTGAGTAAGCCATTGTCTGAAAACTTAACAGTGATTGGGCCAGATGGAAGACTTCGTGAATACAAAGATGAACGTATTCTAGTCAAAGACTTCGTAGACTACCGCCTTGGTATACTACAACAACGAATTGAGAAACGTAGAGAAGAAGCTCAAGAAGATCTTCGCTGGTTAAATGTAAAGATGCAATTCATCCAAGCAGTACTTGATGATCGTATCGTATTTAAAAACCGCAATAAGAAAGATGTTGGTAATCAGATCCTGCAAAATACACACGCTATTGAGTCTGACACTGATAGATTGCTACGCATCAACATCATGAGCTTGACAGATGAAATGGTAAAGGAACTAGCCAAGGAAATCAAATCAACTCAAGCAGAATTAAATTTTTGGAATAAAACAACCCCCGCAAAACAGTATGAGAGTGATCTACAAGGATTAGATTAAATGAAGATGTATTTTAAGAGAATAGTTATTGCCACTTCTATTCTTTTTAATGTTATAATTGGTGGCAGGTTAAATCAATCCTTCTCTGCAGCGCAGTGGGAAAGAAAGAGAAGAGGTAAGTGGCACGTAGTCTGGTTGCTCGACGCTATCTTCTATAAAGAAATAGAACATTGCATGGAAGCATGGGTGAAATGGCAAATCATTAATACAGCTATAAATAATAGAACTAAGTTATACAGAGATGAAAGTTAAAGTAAAAGGATTAGACCCAAAGCTCGCAACAGATTTTACTCGTTTTTGTTGTGAGCATTTGCCAGTCTGGCCGAAGAGTATAGAGATCTTCGCTGAAGATAAGCTCGTAAACAATAAGTCTGGTCTATGCATTGACATTGATGAAGATAACTATCTAATTTTGATTTCTAAAAAGAACAAGAACATAAGCCAGATATATACTAGTATAGCCCACGAAATGGTTCATGTGAAGCAGTTTATGTATGATAATCTTGGAGAGCTTCTTGACGAGGGTTACAACTATGACACTTGTTGGTGGGAACAGGAAGCAAGAGAACGATCAAAGAAAATTCTTTTAGAATTTGTGAAAAAATTTGAAAGAAAAGGTTGACATTCTCCAGAAAAGTATTATATTAATAATATGATAAAAAAGGAATCAAACATGATAGAACAAGAATACGATGGCATGATGGCCATTTTTGGATACTCAGATCCATTTGAATATGACAACGGTTGTAGTACTATTCAACCAAACTTTATTCAGCAGGGGTGAGTATCATGAGTATTGTAACTTCAGCTGCATTCATTTGCACTATTTGTGGCGGTGTAATTGGATACATTATCGGCTATCGCCACGGTCACTCAGATACAGAAAAGGCTTATAAAGATGTCTATGATATCAAAGATTGGAGCTAGTGCTCTAGCTATATTGGTGGCTGTACCAGCATATGCTGATAAAGTGCAAGCTACTATCACTGACGAGTATCGTTACGTTAAACAACGAGTTCCCTTTAAACACAAAGAGTGTTATGAGGTAGAAGTTCCTGTATACTCTAATGAACAAGGTGATGCTGCAGGTGGTGCACTGATGGGTATGATTATTGGTGGCCTACTTGGCAAAGGTGTTACAGGCGACGACGGCGGTGCAGCTGCTGGTGCTGTTATTGGTGGTATTGTTGGTGCTGATAAAGGTCAAAATGGTAACAACCAAATTGTTGGATACCGCATGGCACAAAAATGTGAGACTAAAACACTATATGAAAATCAAGAGAAACCAGTGTATTCTCACAGCATCATCAAATTCAAGCACGATGGTGAATGGTATCAAGTGGAATTTCGCAAATGAACTGGCCTGAAATCATCATTTGGAACATTGGCTTCTGGGCTGTTTACATACAGCTTAGTATGATGCCATATAAAATTTTCCAGCGTTTAATTGATAACGCTTAACGAATCTGCCCTTAGCTCAGCAGGATTAGAGCAAGTGCCTTCTAAGCACTAGGTCGGGGGTTCGAATCCCTCAGGGCAGGCCAAATATCGAAAAAAGGTTTGGAGTAGAGAGCAGCAAACCAGAAACCTTGAAACACCCAAAGCCGAAAGGTAAGTACGCTGTTAGGTTGCTCATTTTAATAAATAATTAATACCTCTATACTGTGTAGAGGTACCATATTAACAAACGAAAGGCCATTACTATGGCTCAAGTATTTGTACTAGTACTTGTCATTCTGTTACCAACAAAAGAAGCCTTAAACGTTAACGCGCAAAATATGGGTTTTTTTAAAAGTAACGTAGACTGTTTTAAAGCAAGAGAAAGTTTGTCGGTAGCTCTTTTTGAATTTCCGTCTGGTTATTATCCACCAAACACTCAAGCTGTATGCATACCTCTAGAATTTGATCCTAGAACTTTAAAGTGATGCAACTCTACGTACTGTGATTAACTTGTCTGCTGGATATTTTTGAATGGAAACACTATCATTTTGATTTCCACCAATTACATTATACCAAATCTTTCCAGTTGACACGTCTTTGGTCTGACTGACATAAAAACCAACGTGGCCTTGCCATCCGGCTTCGCCTCTTTCAAAGACTAAAATATCTCCCTTTTCGGGAGTTGTAACTTCTTGACCGTAGGTGACAAATGATCTTGCCATCAAAGGAAAAGAACTTACAGATTCAGATGTTGGTAGATCATTCTCAAGCAATATCATATTCACGAAAGCAGCACACCACTCGGTAGTTACTGGATCCACACCTGTAACATCTTTTAATGTCTGTCGATCGTTTTCTTCTGATAAGCCATACCAAAAGTACGCCTTATGAGCTAGCGTTTGACGTGATTCTGGCAATTTACGAGAAATATCATGCTCTGTAGTTTTACCTAAGCATGCTGTCAAAAATACAAGTGGGAGTGATAATAGTAAATGTTTCATGTTTTATTTATAGTTGACATTT